GCCTTCGGGGTGTGACTCCCTACCGACAGGTGAGTTCGCGGTAATTTGCGATATCCCGTGCGCGGGTACCTCACCTGCCACTATGACTCCCAATACCACTGATGGAGCCCGCGGCCTTCTGAATCCGCCCCTCGGCAGCGGGGCGGTGGAATCCCTGGAATAGCTCAAAAGCTACTGTTAATTAACAAAACTTGCTGCCAAATTAAAGGGCAAAATGCCCTAATCCCTGGCTAGCGCCGGGCGGTTTCAAAGCCATTTTTCGCCCGATCCCACAACTCTGTGGGAATAAGCCACCGCGCCTCGGGTGCCTGCCAACTGTCAAAATGGCAGGTGAGCAATTTTGCTTCCTGTTCAAAACTGATGGGGCATGATTTCTCCACCAGCTTGCGCATTTCATCGCTCATGGGCGCGGCAGCCTGCGCTGCCTCATTCAGCCGCTCAACGACTGAATCTGCTGGGGCTATTCCCAATCTCATCGCCCCAATTTCCCCAAGCACACAATCCCCGCAAACCCTTGTGTGAGCCAATCCCAACTCTGCGAAATATTTCGCAAATGGACCACAATCCCGAAAATTCTCAGCACGCGCAAGCATCGCAGCTGCGCCGATCTGATTCACCTTTCCGGGATTCTTTTTCGCTTCTTCGGAACACGTCCACGATGATGACGCGATGTTCCTGGGCAACTCCGGAATGAATGTTTGGGTGGGGCCATAATCATCACACAGGAAATCAAATCCTGTGAATGTCATCTTCTCTCCCCCAAAAACCAATTTCATCCGAAAACCCAAACTGGTCCACTGTTCAATGATCTGTGCCTGCCTTTCTTCACTAATGGGTTCATTCGTGGATAACACGGAATCATCCCCTTCGAAAGCATAGCACATCTCATACCACCGGCCATCAAATGATGATTGATATTGCTTGCGCAACTCTCCTCTTCTTTTCACCACCATTTGATCTGGCCACTGGCACATGACGCTCACCCAGCACACATAATTGATAAGCCAATTAAAAGCACTGGTTCCACGATGGCCTGATTGCCTGATGGAATCAATTAAAACCCGAACGGGATTTTTCTTCTTGCTCTCATCAATGTGAGCTTTCCCATAAATCTCGGGCTGTTTCATATCTCTCAAGCACTCCTGCATCCATGCTTTGGGGACTTCAGCATCCTCTCCCAAGCATTGAATGATGTGCTCGATGATCCTGTTTTCGGTGATCGCCCTGATTCCACCATTGCAACAAGCATCCCATGCTGATCCATCGCCCTCAATAATTGTGGGCTTTCTGCCATCTTTCCTGGGCTTGAAACGCAAATGCTTGGCAACTCTGGCCATAGCTGAATGCTTATCAATGCCCTTAATGCTGGCATCCTTGAAATAAGCAAAAAGCAAATGCTCAAAACATTTGACTGGCAGCAGCATGGCGATCTGGCCTTCATCACCCGATGTGATGATTGGCCTGGGTGCTTTTCCTTTCGCGGGCAATGCTTCATTCACCTTGATCTGAAATCCATGCCCAATCTGCTTGTTCACTTCAGCATTCAAGCTCATATAAGCATGCCGAAACCGGGTGGGCGTCCACTTCTTTGACGCCATTTCGCTGAACATCGGGTTTTCTTCACGCCACTTGTGAATGGCCTTCCTGGGGAAAACCTCAACGATCAATTTGCTCACAACAGAATTGATCTTTCTCAGCAAATGCTTTTCCGGCTTAAATGGCAATGGTTGCACCCTCTTTGCAAGCCCTGCTTGCAAATTGCCAACTGTGGATTGCATCACTTCTGTTGGGATTAAATCCGGCCCAATCTGATGTGCCAACGGGCGTGGCTCAGCGGGCGGATTCAATGCTTTCAACTGGCCCACATTCTTCACTCGAAGCTCTGGCCCATATTCATCCCCCTCCAATTGGGTGCCCATCAAAGGGCGAACATTCCCAACATCAACCACATCCGGATTCCCATTGTTGTCATGATTGATGATCATATCCGGGCGATCAACATTGGGTGGGGGGGGCAAGCCCGGGGGTGGGTTTAAAGCCGCACTTGGTAACGCAGCCGTCGGCTGGTCCTGCGATTCCCCCCCGGTTGGGCTTTGGGTTTGCTGATTGGGGATTGCGGGAGCGGTCCTTACGGGTCTCCCCTTGGAATACTTTCGGGTAACTCCCATGTGACCATCCATATATCCACCCATTGCGGCGGGTGCCCAAGCACACAACGCCTGCTTATCTTCTTCTGGCATATCCATACAGCTCAAATGGTGGATGAATGTTCCATGGGCCCTGTATTCCGATCCCTTCTCGGCCACGGACGCCGCATGTATTGCCCTTTCAACCAAGCCAACGGTGGCCATGGGAATTGGCACCTTGACGGTTTCAATCACTGGGCAACACAATTGTGCAATTCTGGGCATAAATTTACGAAGAACGCTATTGCGCCCCTCCAGGCCATCCCGCGTCAGCTCGCTTTCACACCTACTGCAAGCATTATATGCGGGAATGGAATACACCCAAAATGCGTCCTCGCTCACCCTGTGTTTTTCACGCAGCCAAAGCAACTCCTGCCTGCTGCATGTCACACAAGGCTTGGGGATAGCAGCACGGATACGATTGTATTCCATGCTGGGCTTGATGTAGCGCGGTGGAGCACACCGCCCGTGGAAGCCACCTCCACGGCACTCAAATCAATCGGGATTCCAATGGACTTGAG